CCGGACTCGTGATAACCCTCTTTCAGATAAGCCATCCTGATAGGCTCAATGCCAACGAGCAAATCGGCTTTTAGGTTATCAAACTCGGCATCAAGTTCGGTCTTTTTCTGCTTGATTTCCCACATTCGGGAAGCCATTGCAGTAATTTCCTTGCCGACCTTGTATTCACCGACCTTCGATTTGCTGTCCGGCTCATCTGTCTGGACTTCCTTGAGCCTGTCCATCGCACTTACATCCTTTTTAATTGCCTGTACTTTCGCCATGTTTTGACCTCCTATTTTAGTTTTAATACGGGGTGTGTTAGTAAAGGCACACTCCATTCGCAACCATACACTTCGTCGTAATCTCCATCCGTGGCGACAACAAACAAGCAACCCCACGGCTTTGGTGAAATACCCAAGTATTCACAAACAGCTTGGATGTCCTGTGAATCGGTAATCAACACATATTTGTCATCTTGGAGGTCAGAAATTAATCTCATGATACCTCCTTTAATCGGTTATTTCTGTCTGCTTCACTTTCTTTGCGAGCTTCGAGTAAGGCAGTTTCTCGATGAGCTTTTTAAGCTGGGGAATCTCTTTCTCGACATTCTCAAAAATGCTCTTGATTTCCGCTGGTGCAGATGCAAGCCGGATATACTTGATATAGGCTTTATACATATCATCAAACACCTTGAAAGACGGATTCTCGGACATTCTCCGGTTTACTTCAGCCTGTACCAAACCGCCGTCATGGTATCGACCAACGAAATTTTCCAGCCGTTTTTCCAATTCAGCCATTTCCGCCTTCAGCAAGTTAAGACGAACAACGTCATCGGCAATGCCAAATTCCGTTAAAACCTTAACCCGCTCAACGATTCTGAAGTTCGCTTTCTCTACATCGAGGGCATTGGTGATAGGCGAGAACAAATCCTTCATCATGTCCTCATATTTGTTCATCAGCGTAACAGGAATATTCTTTTCTCCCATGTAACACCTCCTATGATTGTTTTTTGAAGCCGTTTGGTTTGTGTGCCGGACACATCGTTTTTGCATCTTCCCAACTCCGTATATTTCTGTTTTCCTCGCACCCTGTTACTGTGTAGCTGTCATCAGCCTGTCTTTCCATGAGAACGTGAACGCATTTCCAGCATATTGGAATCCAATCGTCCTCGGTTAGTTTTGGCAATAACGCATCGTTGGTGCATTGAACACGAACAGGCTTGGGTTCAGGCTTGTCTATAACGAGCTTTTTGAGCTTGTCTAAAGCCCGCCCGAACTCTACGATGTTTGTTATCAACCACTCGACCTGAGTTTCATCCCGCTCATCGTAACCCTTGATGAACTCATCAACAAGCTCGCTTAGCTTGAAATCAACCATATCGCCAACATCCAAGCTAACGCTTATTTCCCCGCCACATAGCAATACAGACATTTCCGCTTCTAACGCTTTGAACATTTCTTCGCCCCCTTCCGTGTATTGTGAACAACACGTATGTTTTTGACATACATATCTTGCATTTAACGCCACAAACCTTTTGTGTTTGATACGGGCATTGTACTGCACCATAATCCTTGAATTGCTTGAGCTTGCCCGTAACATACTCTTGAGTGCCGTAATTTAGTGAACCATCAGGTAATAACGACTCAACAAGATTGAAGTTTTTGTGTTTCTTTGGACGATGTGGCGACTTGGTATAACCGAAGAACTGTGTGTTAGGGTTATTCTTAATTATAAAATCCCACTTATCGGCATACTCATCATCGTAGTAATCACCAGCTTCATGCGGGCGAACCATTGAAACACCATACAAATCGATATATCGTGCCATTTCATCAGGAAACTTGTCAGTCTGCGAAAACTCCCAATTTCTCATCCGGCTTGGTAATACTTGGGGATAGATTTGTTCAGGCGTTATCGCATAACAAGTGCCATTGCATAAATCACATCGTGGGCAAGTCAATCTTGTCGGCAGATTGAATAACATCACCGACTTGGGCAAAACTCTATTGCCGAAAGACACGCTGAAATTCATTCTCTCACCTCCCAATGTTATATTGTTATGTTAAGTAAGCAAGGCATGATGGCAGTTTTAATCAGTCCATTGGTTCCACGACAAAGGAACGTAGCTGAACCATCATGCCCTGTGGAGGTGCTATTCCTTACTGCAAACCCACGACTTGGTGATGCTTACCTCTTGCCGTGGAACACAGTCAGGGTCAGGTTCAGCGTTAGGTACGGTTATATACAGGCGGGATACGTCCTTGATGTTGAAATCCTTGTTGTAACCCTTGAGCATTGCCTTGGCGAATTTACCCCAATCGAAGTATATCCGCCAATTCCAGAACGGTTTTTCCTTCCAAGCATTAAATTCCTTGCGTACTTCAGCGGTAATCCCATCTTTTGCGAACTCATCCAAGATTGTGGACACAATTTCCCACGCCTTATCGTGGGTATCAGGGTCATCCTTGAGGTACAGAGAGATGCTTCCATACCCGTAATCAACATCAAGACCCTGTTCTGCAAGCCTGTCAATCGCTGGAATCATTTCCTGAATGAACTCATGCCGGACTTTCTCACGAATCAAGATTTTCCTGTGGTCGGACTTCAGGCTGATTATCTTGTTCGCCATCCTCTCCAAAATACTCTCACGCTTGCTCTTCACTTCGTCCATATTACACCTCCATCGTATTGCTCACCGTCAAACTATCAAGGCATAGTGAGCTTCGCCCTTAAAATAGTCGTGCTGGTTATTATCGGGGAAACCAGCAAACCCCTGAATTGTCATCCGCACCGTTTTGCGGTGCAATCGTTAAGGCATACATTCACCTCCGAATTGTTAAGTGTTATGTTATTATGTGGTTTACAGGAATCTCAGGGAAAGGAATGAGAATTGGAGCCTTAACAGCATGAACGCAATCGGTTATTTCATCCTTGGGCATATCTGCCAGATACTCATCGAAATACAGGCAGAATCCCTCACCTTTGTGCAGAAAGTATCCATCACAATACAGGCAACCCATATTACACCTCCACGAACCATGTTTCTCTGGAAATCACATATACATCGCCGAATGTAACAACCCGATAACCAAACAAACCGATACTTGCCAACCTTCTCAACTCAACGTATGCTTGCACTAAGTCCATGTTTTCTCTCCCGTTCATATTTCTCCAGCATAATGTCAAACTCATCAACAATCTCATAATCAATCACGCCACACTTACAGGGCTTGAGATTGCTCATGGTAGTCTTAACTTGCCTGTTGCAGTTATTACATATCATCGTGATTTTAATGTCCTTACCCATAATTTCCCTCGCTTGTTTGACCCAAATGATATTATGCCGGAGTATTACATCCAGCATCCCAGCAAATCACCAGCAAAACATCGCAAAAAAAGAGAAAGGGGGATTTCTCCCCCTGTCCTCTACTTCTTGCCACCGCAAGCCTTGTAAGCATCTGCGAACGCATTGTCCTCGTACAGGTCTTTGAAAGCATCCGGCGACATCCAGCATTGCTTGCCAGCGAGATGGACTTGCTTCCCGTCCTTGCCGTCAATCACCCACCCGATTGTGATGTACGGCTTGCCTTTCCAGATTTGCTTCTCGACCATGAGATACCGCCCGTCCTCTTTCTCGCTTGTGGTACTTCCCGTGCTGTCCTTGAAACCGTGTTTTGCGTTACCCTTTGCCATGTTACACCTCCGTGTAGTGTGTGATGTCAAGGCTTTTGCCTCGATGCAATCAATTTAGCACATTTCATCCAACTTCGAGGTTTTCCCAATGATTTCGCATAGTTGTCAAACATTAGATTGAGCTTGAATCGAGAGGTTTAAGTGTGTAGAATCATTGGTTATTTACTGTTATTTACAATGTTATACTGTTATATTTACATTGTTATTTAACATTATGTCATTAATTTACATTGTTATATGATGACATCGTTTATAGCCCATGCCGTATAACCTTTGATTATGTAGGCTAAAAAGCATCCTTTTTAGGACACCCCCCCCTACCATCGGACTTGAAGGGGCTTAGGGGGTCTCTATGATGAAGTACCTCATATGTGCATTTTGTTATTGACAGGGGGGTAAGCATTCTTTAGGGTATGGGTATCTCTTTCCCGCTCATAGCCCCCTTGAGAACTGACCTCCCTCTTGGGGGCAATTTTTTTGTTGACAATTCAAAGTGTATCGGATTGAAAATTGGTATGGGATTCCGAGGGGTAAAAAACAAAGAATCGGTGATGCACCCGAAGCCCGCCAAAAAATATTCTAAGAAAAAAATTCAGTCCAAATTAATTTCCACGAAAAATGTCAATATCGAAGACCCGTTAAGCCCCATGGACGATTCCCTTATGGCGGATTTGATGTGGGTGTATCAACAGCTGGGGGGGAAGCAGAGCCTCCTTCAGATGCTGAAAGACGACAAGAGGGCAAAGACTGACTTCCTAAAGACACTCCTTCAGCATGAAACAAAGAAACTTGAGAGGACGCCCAACGGCGCGGCGGGCAGCAAGGGCAAGTTATTCATTTTAAAGGGGCTTCACGATGAAGGTATGGAGCAAACCACGAAAGAATTGGCGAACATCCTCGACCCTACTTCGCAGAAAGCGGAGGTTGCCGAGGCGGAAGAGTTCGAGTACGACATGGTTGAACCGGAATTCATAGAGATGATTGAGGAACCGGAAGAGGCGGAAGGGGAAGTATGCCAACCTATGAAGGCATAGAGTATGAAGAGAAAGACCTCACGGTCTACGACTACCAATACGTTCCTACTATCAGGAAATTTACGCTCGACAATATGCGCCACCGATTTGTCATGGGTCCGTTTGGTTCGGGAAAATCTGTTGGATGCCTCATGGACATCGTCAGACGTTCTCACGAGCAAGAGCCTTCGCCTGATGGAATCAGAAGGACGAGGTGGGCAATCGTGAGGAACACTTACCCACAGCTGAAAGACACAACGATAAAGACGGTGTTCGATTGGTTGCCTCCGGACAAGTGGGGTACGTTCAAGACCGTCGAGCATGACTACATAGTGACAGGGTTTGACGGGGTGCAGATGTTGCTGATGTTTCGGGCGTTGGACCAGCCGGAACACGTGAGGAACTTGCTGTCCATGGAAATCACAGGGGCATGGATGAACGAGTATCGGGAGATTGAGAAGGACATCTTCGAGGCTATCGATGGAAGGATAGGGAGGTATCCGGCTCAGAAGGACGGCGGTTGTACGTGGATGGGTATCCTCGCAGACTCCAACCCGTGCGAAGAGGACTCGTATTGGTACAACTACCTCGAAAAGCTCAGACCCAAAAATGCCAAACTTTACAAACAGCCTTCAGGTCTTAGCCCGAACGCTGAGAACATACGGAACCTTCCGAGGGGATACTACTACAACCTCGCAGAAGGAAAGACGGAAAACTATGTCAATGTCTACATCCACGGCAAATACGGCTATAAAATCGAAGGAAAGCTCATTTATCAAGGCTTTAACGACAACCTCCACACCGCCGGAAATGTCCTGTATCCCATGAGGGGTCGCCCCCTCCTCCTCGGTTTCGACTTTGCCCTGAATCCCACATGTGTAATCGGTCAAACCACCCCGAGGGGGCAATTAATAATGTTGGATGAGCTACAGGGCGAGGGCATGGGGCTGGAACAGTTCCTCATCAACATCATGAACCCTCTGATGCAGACGAAGTATCAGGGATTCCAGATAGTTGGTCAGGGCGACCCGTCCGGAAACGTCCGGTCACAGACCGACGAGAAAACGTGCTATCAGGTGTTGAAGGACTACGGCTACAAAAATGTTCAGCCAGCGAGGACAAACGGGCTTATATCACGGCACATGGCGGTCGAGGGCTTCTTGGGAAAACTTGTTGACGGTCAGCCGGGGCTTGTCCTCTCTCCCAATTGCAGTATGTTGCGGAAGGGCTTCAATGGTGGGTATCGAAGGAAGAAGATACCGGGTCTTGATGAATACTACGAAATACCAGATAAGAACGTCTACTCTCACTATCACGATGCCTTACAGTATCTCTGCATGGGCATAAGCGACATGGAGAAGAAGATTCTGGCGGAAGGAAGGGCGAAGAAAGCTCTTAGCATGGGGTATCGCAGTACCCAATCCCAATATCACGTAGGTTTATAGGAGGATAACATGAGTAAAGACTCACAGACAACATTAGCGGGGCTTGTTGGTGCGTTGGCAGTCATAGCGCAGTTCATTGCGGGAAAGTTCAAGGTTGACCTTGGTCTTACCGGAGATGTCTTGAGTGCTGTCACGCTTATTGCTGGCTTTTTCGTTGCGTGGAAGGTCGGCAAGTCAGGGAACAACGTGGCTGGAACACTTCTCAAGATGCTCGTCATCGGCTTGGTTGTGTTCGGGTTGGCTGGTTTCGCTTCCGCTCAGACATGGAAGGACGGGAACAGCGTAAAAGTCGCGTGGGATGCAGAGCCTAACGCAAAGCTATACAAGATTTACAAGAAGCCCTACCCGACAGGGGCGGAAACATTCGTCATGGATGTATTAACAGGAGTAAACGCCACGGTAACCATTCCTGAAGTCGGAAGGTGGTTGCTGGGCGTATCAACCGTTGCGACGGTAGGGGGTGTGGATATGGAGTCGACCACGAAATGCTGGTCTGACGACGTATCCTGTGTGTTTCAAGGGCAGACGTTTGGTTTACGAAATCTCCCACCGCCATCGAATCCAAAGAATTTCAGGAAGGACGAGTAGCATGATGGGTGAGAAGCTGGTTGACTTAGATGAAATACCACAGAGGATTCTGAAATGAGAAAGGTAAGCTATGCAGAAGCACGGGGCTTTATCGACACAGGAGATGCTATCCTCTTCCACGGTCACAGTCTGCTTGGTGCAATCATCCAGCTTAAAAGCAAATTTTGGACACATATCGGCATAGCCATCAACCTTCCTCAGTTTGAAGGAACAGAGAAAAGGAGGTGGCTTGCCGAGTCCATTTCAGCCGGACCATCGCTGACCCTTCTGTCAAAAAAGGTTGAGCAATATTCCGGCATTGTTGCGTGGGCTCCGTTGAAGGGATTCACAAAAGAACAGCGAAACTCAATTGGTGCTTCGGCATTGAACTACATGGGAGTGGCGGGCTACGACTACTTCGGGCTTTTCGCCCAGCTCATAGCACGACCGAAGGTCGAAGACCACGATGTTATCTGCTCGGAGTATTTTCAGGTTGCCATGGGGATGCAAGGCAAGGTAATGCGACCGGACGAGATTGCGAAGCTCCCCTACTTTCACGAAATATTGGAGTTAGTGGCATGACACCAACCGAAATCATTCTTCACCATTCCGCAACAAAGGATTCAGGAACGGTAAGCTGGAACGCAATACGGCGTTATCACATCAACGAATGTTGCTGGTCTGACATAGGGTATCACTTCGGTATTGAACGAATCGATGATACGGGAAGCCCTGACGATTCATTTGAAATCCTTGTCGGAAGGATGCCTGACGAAGTCGGCGCTCATACCACAGGGGAAAACTCACGGTCTATCGGGATATGCTTTGTAGGAAACTTCGATAATGAACCACCACCGGAAGCTCAATGGAATCAAGGAGTACGGCTTGTAAGGTGGCTCTGCAAGGAGTTCGGTATCCTGTTTTCCAATATCTACGGTCATAGGAGTTTTGCCCATAAAACTTGCCCGGGAACGCAGTTTGATGTGGAAAAATTCAAAAAAGATGTGGAGGCATTTCTATGAAATTACGTAGATATCTGGATAAAAGAGGAATAATGAAGATGGTCGTAACTCAGGAAGATACCGTAATCACCCCCCCTCAGGCTGAACCCGTAGCCGTTGAGCCGGAAGTCATTTCTGAAGAAACCGCCCCACGGTCGCACCACAAGAACGTAGTGCAGTTTGAATCAGAGGGCGACAACCAAATCACTTTCACACCGGAGAAGAAGAAAAGGGGGAAGAAATGAAACGACTTCTGGTCTTTGGTTTGATTGCGTGTTTGCTCTCAGGTTGTGCGTTGTCAGGAATATTCAGGCACTCGGTAGAAACAAGCACCGTTGAATTCAGTAAGTGGGTTCAACTCTTCAAAACCAGAATCAACACCATGCCCGACAAGGACATTGCCCCATTCGTAATTTATATCATCACTATCATAGGCGATGACAAGGAAAGGCTTCCTCGGGAGGCGGAGAAACTTATAGACAGGATTGATGATTATGTGACAGGCAAGCCGGACGACTATGTGTTTACGATGAGGGAACGTGCAGAGTTGATGGGTGCGTGGGATAGGATATTCATCATCCTTGCAGAAGAAGCGGGTAAGCGTGGCATGGGCGTTATCCAGAGGCTGATAGCTACAGGAACGCTGACGATATAATGTTTTGGGATACTGATATACACAGAAAGCTCGATGCAATCCTTGAACTACTCAGGGATATTAAAAAAAAGGAGATTATCATGAGCAAAGAACTCGATGCACTCGAAGTAGCAGTAACGGAGAATACGGCGTTGGATACAAGCATCATCGCATTGGTTGAGGGTCTGGCAGCTCAGATTGAGAGCATGAAGGATGACCCAGCAAAGATGGAAGCTCTGGCAGCTTCTCTGCGCGAGAAGTCGGCAGCGTTGGCAGCAGCAATACAGGCTAACACGCCACCAACTCCGTAAATGGAAAACATAGAAGTCCATTGGAAGGATTACCTCACGCACCCCGGCATGAGTTTCGGGCAGTTCCTTGCTTTTACACAACCGAACAAGTTCGCCCAATGGGCTAAGATAGGCTACAATGCCGATGTTGATGTTGGAACGGAGGATATGTGGGCGGTCGGCGGAGAGTATTCATTCCTTACCGACAACACCCAGCTTGTCATCAAATCCGACAGCGCAGAGGACGACCCAGCGAAAGCCGATGCAAGTGCCGGAACGGGTATATGGACTGTCAGGCTGTATTACCTCAACAAAATTGGACAAGAAAAATCAGTCGATGCCACGTTAAATGGCACGGCTGAAGTAGCTTTGAGTGTTGCGGATGTTTACCGAACCCAAAACCTGAGGGCATTAACTACAGGAACGGCAAAGAAAGCGGTCGGCAACATCGACATAAAGCTCCCAGCCCCCGGCACAACCATCTACACACGAATAGCAGCTGGTCATACACGGGCAAGGAATTCTGTCTGGACGGTTCCCGCTGGAAAAAGACTGTATGTCGAATATCTCAACTTCAGCGTAGGCGGGGCAGCGAAAGAAAAATGTTGTATATACACGACCCTTGCAACGTATGACGACAAAAGCGGTTTAGCTTTAAACTTCTTTATGCCATATCATGAAATGGTTGTTGAGGATGAAGCTCTTCCCGTAGACCTTTCAAAATTCCCCACACGGTTGCCAGCTGGTGTAGACATCAAGGTGAGGGTGCAAGGGCTGGTCGCTGATTGTGTTTGCACGTGCGGAATGAGAGGGGTGTTGGAAACGATATGATACATCTTTGGCATAAATGGGGAAAAGTAAAGCAATGGGGCGGGATACCGCAAAGGAAGTGCCTTATCTGTGGGAAGCTGGAACAGGACGTAACCGCAGTTGACGGGTGCGGTGGAATGATAAAATTCCTCGAAGAAGAGGAAAGGAGGAAGCAATGGGAAAAGGTAAGGGTAAGCCTAAAGGACCAAAAGGCTGTTAATGACCAAGCTGACACATTTTCAACTTGTTGATATTTTAGTGCTTATAGGCATGATTATCGTTGTAGGGATAATGATTGCAACGGTAGCCTTTGGAGATGAGCTTGAAATATCAAAGGCATGGTGTCAGTCCATGGGCGGGGAAGCAGAGTTCAGGCTTCACGATAATGCGAGGGTTGATTGTCTGCTTTCCCTGTACGCCGTAGAAGTTGAATATACGAACAAGTGGTATGAATCTATCGGGCAATCCTTGTATTACGCAATGATGACTGAGAGAAAGCCGGGGATTCTTTTTATCCGGAAGAAAGGTGATTCAATACATAAAGCCAGAATAGACCGATTCATGAAGGTTCATAAAGAGTTCAAGGTCTGGTGGATAGATGGAGGGGAGTGATGGATGCGTTTGAGAAAAAGTTCAATGAGATTGTTTCTGGCAAGGATACGGGTGAATACGATGGTGTCCGAGCAGCCCTTGCAGCAAAGCTAACCGCCAGATGGGATGAGTGGAGAAAACTGCGTGCGCCTTACGAAGAGAAGTGGCTCCAAGCGTTAAGGCAACACAAAGGCATCTATGACCCTGAAATACTTGACAAAATAGATGATAACAGCTCAAAGGTCTACCCGAAGGTAACACGGGCAAAAGACAACATGGCTCTTTCACGGTTGCACGAGATGCTCTTTCCTGACCTCGACCGGAATTGGACTATCGAACCTACCCCTGTTCCAAGGGTTTCGAAGAAAGTAGCGGTGATGCTCAAGGAACAATATACCGTTGTTGACCCTCAGACAGGCATAGCCACCCCCCCAAACCAAGCCACGCTTGACAAGGCAATCGAGGATTATGCCAAATCCACATCGAAGAATTGTCAGCTTGAGATGGACGACCAGCTTCTTGAGATGGGATACTCCATGAAGATTGCAAAACCTACCCTGAAGTCCTCGCTTATCTTCGGTCATGGAGTATGCAAAGGACCGCTCCACGAAACCAAGACAGCCGTTATATGGCAAAATTCGGGTATGGATTTGACTCCCGTAGAGAAGAAAGTCAAATCTCCACGATACGTTCACGTTCCTGTATGGGATTGGTATCCCGACTTGACCGTGGTTCACCCTGAAGATATGCAAGGTGCTTTCGAGCGACACGCCTTAAGCAAGCACGACTTGAGGAACTTGGGCAAGATGCCTGATTTTGACAAAGCCAAAATCAATGAATACCTCAAATATCATCCAGAGGGTAATTTTACCGCCGAGAATTGGGAGATAAAGCTCCGTGACCTCGAAGCCGGAGTGACAGGCAAGAATGTATTCGACTCAAGCGAAACAGCTGCACAGGGCATCGTGGGCGACAAGAAGTACGTTGTGCTTGAGTATTGGGGCTACATTGATACCACCGACCTCTTGGAGGCTGGTGCTACCCTGACAGACGACGAGAAGAACGAAATTGATGGCGAGCTTTATGCCAATATATGGGTTATCGACAACCAGATTTTAAGGGCGGTTGTGGTTGACCCGCCCGGGGGAGAAATCTACAAGGTAACGTATTGGGATAAGGACGATTCCAGCCTGTTAGGCGAGGGGCTTCCTCACACCATCAGGCACAGCCAGCTAACCATATCTGCAGCAGCGAGGATGTTGCTCAACAATGCAGCTATTTGTTCCGGTCCACAGTTCGAAATTAACTTTGAGCTTGTCAGCAACGAGGACATCAACAACATCTTTCCTATGAAAGTATGGCTTCGTGAGGGAAAAGGTGTCGATGCTCAGTATGATGCCGTCCGGATAAAGCACGTTGACAGCCACATAGATGAGTACCTGAAAATCATCGATACCTTCAAGGGATTCGGGGATGAGGAAAGCTGTTTGCCCACATGGATTATCTCCCAGCCAATGACAAGCGAAGAAACTGCCCACGGTTTGTCCATGAGAATGGGTGCTATAACCATGAGTATCAAGGATTTAGTCAGGAACTTTGACGATTTTACTGAAAAAATCATAGGCTCTCTTTATGAGTGGAACCAGCGTTACAGCGAAAAGGAAGAGATAAAGGGAGATTTTAAAGTAAAGGCGCGAGGTTCTTCTTCCCTTGTCATGAAGGAAGTCAGGATGCAAGGGCTTAACCAATTCGCCACTACGTTACAGCCTGAGGATTGGGCTTATGTGCCGAGAAGGAGCTTCCTTGAGGAACGGGTAAAGGCGAATGACTTGCCTATAACCTTGCGGAGCGAGGATGAAGCAGAGCAATATCTGCAAAAGATTACCGACCAGAGGATGAAAGAACTGCAATACGCAACTATGGAAGCCGGAATAAAGAAAGATAACTCAATGGCACTTTTTAGCCTTGTAAAGGCGAAAGAGAAACAAAGGGAAATCCAGAACCTTGACGAGCAAGGGATTTTGAACGAAGCTGCGGAAGGGGCGAAGGAGGGAGTGGAAGCCATGAGCGGTCGTGGAATGGGTGAGGAAGGAGGTCAATATGGAACATAGTCATAAAAGAGAAATAATAAAATTTTTAAATGAAAATAATTCTTCCCCTTTCGTAAGGAATGTAGTAGATTTGTGCAACATACTGATTGACGAAGCAAGAGAAGCAAATGACGAGGCTGTCGGGGAAGCCGTTCATGTTAATCAGGGTCAAATCAAAGCATTAAAAGCCTTAGTTGTTTCCATCACAAAGAAGATACCGGAGGAATTGAAGAGCCAAATGGTCATTGACTCGTAAAATACTCGTAGCTTCTGAATCTGACATAGGGTTTCACAAAAAACTTATTCAAAAAGCTGTTCGTTCTATCCAATTTGCTGGTCATGAAGTCGTCGGGTCGGCTATCAGGAAAGAAAATTGGCGGGAAATATTCGACAAAGCCATTCTTTATGATGCCGATGACATTTATATCACCAGATTAATCAGACCAGAGGACTTTTATCGTGAATTAAGCCTGTATCGCAAGCCAACACCCCCCATTTCCTTCCTCTTGGGCGGTATCTCAGAGCAATTACGGCGACCGGAAGCCAAGGTAGCCCTTCAAAAGCTGGCAAATAGCTGGAAAATCAATAAAATATTCATAATCAGCATCCATTGGAAGTCACTTATGCAGTATTTGGAGGAAATTAAGTACCTTCAAAGCAAGAAAGTGATTTACATGGACCAGCCGTTGTATGAAAAAACGTATAGCTGGCGAAAACTCACCAAAGGCGTGGCAAGAATGGCTCTCAATCTGCCAAAAAAGGCAAAAATAGCCCTTTATTTCGGGGCGTATTGGTATTCCAGAGGTCCAGACATCCTTTTGGAAGTAGCGATGAAGACTCCGGATGTTCATTTCTGCTTTGTTGGAGATACAAAGTTGCAATCGATTGAAATAACACCGGGAGCGTTCAAAAAATACAAGAATATCCGCTTTAAAGATGAATATGTGAGCGATGGAGAGATGCGACATTGGTTCAGAGCTGCCGATTTGATTGTTTTGCCTTACCGAAGGTACTACGAACACGATAGTTCGGGAGTATTCGACCAAGCAATGATGGCAGAAAGACCCGTTGTCGTGCCGAATTTTAGCCCCTTCATCGATATTTACAAAAGATATAACATTGGCTATGTCTTTGGCGAGAATGAACTCGCAGACACAATACAACACGCTTTCTGGCATTTATCACGAGGTTACACGTACGACTTCAAAGGATATTTGAAGCAGAAAGGCACGTGGAGAACGATAGGAGAAAAGTTGTGAAGGTTTGTTTGATAGCACCTCCATCCCCGTGGGCGACAGAACCCGCTATGAATCCCCCCCTTGGTTTATGTTACATATCAGCCTATATCAAAGAAAGAGTGCCGGACATTGAAGTTGTTGGGATTGACTTTGCCATAGATTACATAGACTACGATGGCAACTACCTTAAAAGAATACCCCTTGATTGTAATGTATATGGCGTTACAGGATTTTCCGCCCAGCATAAGTGGATGAGGGAGATTTCCTATTATCTTCAAGACCAAGGTGCTTCTCCTTTGGTATTTGGTGGTGGCGCTCATGCTTCTGCTTGTCCGAGCGAGGTTGCTGGCATTGGGCTTATCCCGATACAGGGCGATGGAGAAATACCTTTTGCCCGCTTACTTGGTGCAGAACGAGCATGGTATAACGACCTTGACGAATTGCCGATACCCGACAGGGAACTGTTTGGCATGAAAAACTACCATCGTACCCTTTTGGGAGAGGATGCCTTTCATATCGTGACTTTGCGTGGTTGCCCGTATAGCTGTCATTTCTGTCATAAAAGCTCAGTCGGAACAAAGGTACGCTTCCGTTCAATCGAGAACGTGATGAACGAGATAGACTATCTGATAGATAGGTACGGCACTCGTGCCTTTGTAATTTATGATGACATCTTCACCTTGAACAGAAACAGATGTTTTGAGTTTTGCAAGCAATTTAAGATGCGCAACTTAATTTGGCGGGCATGGTCAAGGGCGGATTTGATTGACGAAGAGCTTCTGGAAGCCATGATTGATGGTGGGCTTCAGAGCATAACCTTCGGGATAGAGTCCGGAAGCAACAAGATACTTCGAAACATTAACAAGAGGACGACGAGGGAGAAGAACCAGAAAGCTCTTGTAATGTGTAAGAAGATGGGAATACCCGTCCGGTGTAGCTTGATGTTCGGGAATCCCGGCGAGAATTGGGCAACAATCAATGAAACCATTGACCTTATCAAAGAAACCCAGCCGGACGAGTGGAACCTTGCTGTCCTTGCCCCTGTGCCGGGGTCAGAGTTTTGGGAACATCCTGAGAAGCACGGGCTGAAGTTTGATAAGAAGTGGGTACGGGATAACGACTATCTGGTGACTAACCGTTTTCAGGAATCCGGTGTAGGTTCTATCTGGATTGAGCATGAAGGGAAATCAAAGGGGGAGCTTGCCCTTATGCTCGAGTATTTTATAGAGAGTTTGGAGTTTGTTTGCCCACGGAAGAACATTCAAGACACTATCCAAGAGATAGATATATCGAAAATCAAGGAGGGAATATGACAAAGGTTTGCATGGTGGGATGTGGTAAATTGGGTTTGCCGTGTGCGGAGGTAATGGCGGAGAAGTATGATGTCGTAGGGTATGACCCGTATGTAGAGCCGTGGACAAAGATACCCATGCTTGCTGATATGAAGCGGGCTGTCGAGGGAAAGGATTTAATCTTTATTGCTGTTCCTACCCCCCATGACCCTATATATGGCGGGAGTACGCCTATAACAAACTTACCTCCAAAAGACTTTGATTACACAACCGTGAAGGAAGTCCTTGCAGAAATAAACAAATATGTGAACAAGAGCCAGCTTGTTATCCTCATATCAACCGTTTTGCCCGGTACGGTAAGGAGCCAGCTTGAGCCACTTATCACCAACGCTCGATTCATCTATAACCCGTACCTGATTGCCATGGGTAGCGTGAAGTGGGATATGGTAAACCCTGAGTGCCTTATCATTGGAACGGAAGATGGCACGCTGACAGGCGATGCCAAGATACTCATCGATTTCTACGAACCACTCATGGAGAACAATCCTCGCATCAATGTGGGTACATGGGATGAAGCAGAAGCAATCAAGATTTTCTACAACACGTTTATCTCCACCAAGATTGGTCTTGTCAACATGATACAGGATGTTGCCGAGCGAAACGGGAACATCAACGTCGATGTGGTTACAGATGCACTTAAAGCAGCAACGATGAGAATCGCTGGTCCGAAGTTTATGACCGCCGGAATGGGGGATGGGGGGGCTTGTCACCCAAGGGATAACATTGCTTTACGGTATATGGCTCAGAGATATGACCTTGGGTATGACCTTTTTGAAGCAATCATGCACTCACGGGATATGCAAGCAAAGAACATGGCGAAAAGGCTTCTTGAACTTTTCGAAGAAACGGGCAGAAAGTTTCCGATTATCATTCATGGAAGGGCGTTCAAGCCTTACGTTCCTTATACCATAGGTTCATATTCCGAACTTGTGGCTTGGTACATCGAGCAAGAAGGAGTCAAGGTGTTTTACGCCGACCCTGAAACAGATGATGAGATTCATCCATCAACTCCATGCATCTTCCTAATGGCACACAACCCAGCCGTTACTTATCTTAATACGGGCGTACAGCTCAAGCCTGACGGGTTCTATTGCGATATTCCTAAAGGAAGTATCGTCGTTGACCCTTGGAGAACGATACCAGATATCGAAGATGTGAGAGTTATCCATTACGGTAACCCTCGCAAATCCAAATAAAAAGGAGTCAGATGGGAGAAAAAAGCTAATCAAAAATGTGGTTTGCACGCCGAGTGGGAGGGTGGGCATTCCCTCCCACGTCCAAAGGAGAAGAGATGATAACAAAATCAAATGAAATATATGAGAGGGCAATCAAGGTAATACCGGGGGCTACCCAGACCTTGAGCAAAGGAGCCGATAGATTTGTGAACGGAGTAAGCCCGAAGTTTCTAAGCCATGGACATAACGCCCATGTATGGGATGTGGATGGGAATGAGTATATCGATTTGCCAATGGGTTTGGGGGCTATATTATTGGGGCATTCCATTAAAGAAGTATCAAATAGAATATGGTGGGCTGCCGATGACGGCACAGCCTTTACTCTTCCACACTATTCTGAAGTAGACCTTGCCGAAAAACTTGTCGATATTATTCCATGTGCGGAGTTGGTACGGTTCTGTAAGAACGGGAGCGATGCCACAGAAGGAGCGGTAAGGATAGCAAGGGCGGTGACAGGCAGAAAGCATATCGCCCATTGTGGATATCATGGTTCGCACGATTGGAGTGCGGTAACGGGCGGGCTTCTTCGAGGATTAATTGATGACGGATATGTGCATAAGTTTGAGTATAACAACCCGCAAAGCCTCGTGAAGGTTTTATATGATTTTCCTTGTGCAGCCGTGATAATGGAGCAACCTCTTGAAGAACCAATGGTGGTAAGTGAAGAAGGCGGGATAAATTATTTACAATTTGTTTCGGAGTGCGCTCATGCTTACGGTTCTCTTTTTATTCTTGACGAGATAGTTACAGGGTTTCGTTACGCCCTTGGTGGGGCATCCGAATTTTACAATGTAACTCCTGACCTTGCTTGCTACGGAAAGGCTATGGCAAATGGGCTTCCTATCTCCGCTATTGTCGGCAAGAGGGAATATATGCAGACTTTGACGGAAGGGGTATTCTTCAGCAACACCTTTTCGGGAGAAACAACGGCGATAGCAGCAGCCCTTAAGACGATAGAGATAGTCCAGAGGGAGAACGTGATAGATAAGTTGTGGAGGCTTGGTGGTTACTTAAGGACATGGATTGAAGTGAAAGCCCATGAAGCGGGGCTTAAGATAAACCTTAGAGGTAATGCTGTACGGTCAGTTCTTGAGATACCGGATAAAGACGGGAACAATGACCTTCTTGCTTACAGCTTATTCCTTCAGGAAACGCACAAGAGGGGAGTCTTATTTGGTATACCTATCTTCCCATGCTGGACTCACACAGAAGAAGATATGAAGAAAGTAGCCGAGGCAGTAGGAGTAGCGTTTAAGAAAATCAAAGAGGCGGATGGGGATTACATGAAATACCTTGAGGGCGACCCTATCCCGCCACCAATCATACGGGCATGAATATGTGGCGATGGATTAAAAGGCTATTCGTAAAACCGAAGCCTCCTTCACCATACGCATATTATGACAAAAATATTTTAAAAATATTAGATGAAGCGGGAGCGTGTTTTCGATTTGACGAATTTGGCAAGGAAAGAGAAATCCCGAAAGGGGAAGGCAAAGTCATAACATTTAGGAGGTACAATGAAAGTAATATTGTTCGGCGGGGGCAGAGGGGTAGGGAAGGCGATAAAGAAGGAGCTTGAGGACTGTCTGCACGAAGTAACGAGCATCAGTAGGACGGAAGGAACATGGACAACTGAACCGCCAGAGGGAGAGTTCGATGTGTTCATTTATTGCACAGGGGTAGGGTATTTCTATGAATTAACCAACGAACAAGTCCAAGATATGATTATGCTTAATTTTGTGATACCTATCGCAATGGGAAGAACTGTCAAGGCAAAGCACTACATCTTCATTGCTTCAAATTCAGCGTACTCAGGGTTTGAGGGTAGCGACGTCTATTGTGCTACGAAGCACGGTATCCTTGGATTCGCGCGAGCCTTAAGGAAATCGGGCAAAAAGGTATCAGTCATAAGCCCCGGTGCTATAGATACAGGGTTTTGGGATGGTAGCGGTAGACCATTGCCGGAACTGCATATGCAACCGGAAGATGTTGCCGATGCGGTCATGGCGTGCATCGAGAATAGGGCGTGCATCGAAGAACTATTGATAATGCCACAAAGGGAGTTTTGATGGAAGGTAAACAATCGACTCAAGGGCTTAACCTTTACCGCTATCCGGAAGATGAAAAGTGGCGGTATAACCCAAAACGGAGAAGGAACAGGCAGATAGCGGAGATGTCATACAGGGATAAGCATTATCTTGACTTCCCGCTTCACGTTATCATTGAACCAACCAATCGATGCAATATGATGTGTCAAATGTGTTTGAGGAATGTGATGACAAGACCTCAGGGCGTGATGGAATGGAACGTCTTTACAAGGGCGGTCGATGAAATAGCAGAGAACCCTGTCCATTCAATCAGCCTTTATATGCTCGGTGAATCGATGCTACACCCACGGATAAGGGATATGGTGAATTATGTCAAGAGGATGGGGATTGCTTATTGCGACATTAGTACTAATGCTCTTATGGATTTTACTTGTCTGCTCGGTACGGGGCTTGATGAAATTATTATCAGTCTTGATGGGATAGACAACGAATCTTACAATCGCAATAGGCAAGGAGATTATTGGAAGATTGAAGCCAATATTATGAAGTTCCTTCGGGAAAAGGAAGAAGGGGGATATGAGTACCCGTTTGTTCGATTACAGATAATCGACATGGAATCAAACAGACCTTACCTTGATAAATTCATTGATAAGTGGCTTGGCAAGGCAGACCTCGTATATATCAAGAAGCTGGAAGGTATGGCTCAAGGGCTGGGAGATAAGCTGGTTCTCATTCAAGAACAACCGGAACGCCAGCCATGCAAGCAACTCT